CAGGGCCTTCCGGCCCTGCCTACCCGCGTTGCGGCGCTGCTTCTGTAGTGTTCTACTCAAAGGAGTTAATTAATTGAGACATAGAGAAAGGAACGTAGGTCCCCCGGAATTAGCCGGGAAACTACTAAAGTGGTATGAAGACGGTTCGCCAGTGTTAAGCGACTCGTATTTCACCCGCAATAGTTACACCGCCCATATAGATGACGAGAGTCATCCTGCATGGAGAAAAGGTGTACGTTCAGGAGACGTCGGAGGGGAATGCATAAGGATTCGCGAGAGTCTGCAAGTATTTCCTTCTACAATCCTAGAGGCGTGGCGTCACGGGGTTCGACCGGCTTACGTTGGTCAATTCACCGCAAAACCACCTCCAAGCACATTCTTCGAAACCACTACCATGTGGCCAGAGTTTGCTAGCTTGGGTGCGCAGGCCTATGCCAAGGCTAAACCTGCACAGCCTCTCTTCAACGGGCTTAACGCCTTCTATGAATTACGAGAAATTCCAAAAGCACTGGAACAGAGGTTCTTTTCTGGCAAGCATCCGCTTGCAGGCATAGGTGATCTTCACCTTGCCTACCAGTTCGGCTGGAAGCCGCTTTTCGAAGATATACGCAACTTCATAATTGCGCACTTCAACTTAAAGCGAGCTCTCGATCAATTAATACGGGATGAAGGAAGACCTGTTCACCGAACTGGGCGAGTGCTCACCGAAGTGAACAACCTACCTACCATAACTGCTCGAGGCTATCATGGCATTGATCAGGGACTGGTTACACAGTGTTACCCAACTGAACACGACATTACTTATCGTAGTCAGGTAAGTCGCACTGTTAGGTATAGCGCAAACTTTCGCTACTTCCTACCGGAGGGACCTCGAGACTGGCAGTGGACCGCACGACTTGTGGGCAAACTGATGGGTCTCGACTTAACTCCGAGCGTGGTATACCGCGCTATTCCGTGGTCATGGCTCGTAGACTGGTTTAGTAACGTTGGCTCTCTAATTCAAAATATGGAGCCTGGCGTCGCTGACCGAGTTGCAGCTGAGTACTTCTATCTCATTCAAGAGGTAAGGTATGTTCAGACTGCAGAAGTATCTGGTACTTATTTTTCATCCGTGGGAGATGATGCCAGTACTTTCATGACTTTAGCCGTGCGTGATACTCAGTCGTATCATCGCATTAAAGGCAACCCTTTTGGGTTCGGACTCAAAGAGGAAGATCTCTCCCTGAGTCAGTTGTCGATCCTCGGTGCACTTGGTATGAGTCGCCTTGGCTAGTCCCATTCCGGGACGTGGTAGGACGTTGGTCCTACTTTTAACCACTACAACCTGTAAACCAGGTGGAGTCTACTGATATGCTTTCTGATCCACTCGCAATTTTGGTCGCAACCGTTGCCACTCCTCTTCCCCGGACGGGGCAGGGGGTTGGCACTTCGGAGTTCAAGGATGCGGATGGTGCCCACGTGGTTACCATCAAGCAAACAAAAACAACGAATGGTCGCTTCCGTCGCGAGGTCCGTTTCACTCGTAATTTGGTCGCAGCTGACCCGATCTCGGCAGTAAACAAGAGTGTTTCTGCCTCGGTCTATATAGTCATCGACGAACCAGCTTATGGGTTCTCGGACGCGGTTCTCGCTGATATGAAACATGGTCTCAACGCCCTTACGGACGATGCTCCCACGTTTCTCAAGATCTTGGGTGGCGAGTTTTAATTCGCTTTCCAGCAACTAGGGGGGTCATCTGCTGATCTTCCTTCTAGGAGATTTAGCATGAAGCTTCCCGAATTTGCAACAGATCTTCTACTTCAACTGGCCTATGCGGCCTTGACGCACGTTGCGTCAGAAGTAGCAGCGAAGGTCTCTCGTCGTGAACGTATCAAAGCAAACATACGCTAAGATCGTTCTGCGCCTTGGTTGGGCGTCTTGAGACTTAAGACAAGTATGTCGGTACGGTTCTATCGCCCCATCGAAATGAGGTGTTAGATGAAACGACCGACTGAGCTCCTAAGAGTGCTGTGTGATGAACTTGCACAGCATTTAAACGTAGCCGCAAAGCGCGACGTTGAAGAGATTCAACGTCGTTATGAACATGAAGGGATGTCATTCCTGACTATTACCCTTCCCGCGTTTTGTGACGGCATCGAGCTGTCATTAGAACGTGGATGGTGTGAGCGTGAATCATTTCCCGGTTTCCGGGCTTTGAAACACAGGTGTACCCCCGAATTCCTTCGAGGTTTCACCCGCCATCTGTTCGATTCTGATGGAGTTGTACGTCCTGATCTTGATCCGTATGCGTTATTTGCTGTGAGGCAGATTACGCGATTGTTCAAGAAGATTAAGTTGCCTTGTACACCCTCACGGGTAGACAAGGCGATCAAGTCTTATAAGGACGTTGAGGCTACTCTGAAACAAAACCATGCATCCTTTGAAAGGGATGACGGCATGCTTGACTCTGTCTCGCGTGTTCTTTGGCACTCCGTGTTCCCCGAGATCGCTCTCGAGGACATGGTTTGTAAACATGGTCCTGGTGCCACTGCAGAGAAGAGGCGTTCAAACGAGCGTTTCGAATTAACACAGTGGTATGACCGGGCAGAACATAGTTTCCCTAGTGATCTTCATTGTATCCCTAACTTTGGGCACTACACTGAATTAAACAAGGTTAACTATTTGAGCGTCGCGGAGGAGCAACCTGTTCGGGTTGTCTTCGTTCCAAAAACTCTCAAAGCCCCACGTGTCATTGCAATCGAGCCTTCGAACGTTCAGTATGTTCAACAGGCCGTTATGCGATACATGACAGGATGTATAGAACGTCACCCGCTTACGAGGAGATCCGTACTCTTTTCGGATCAGTCGATTAACCAGCGGGCTGCTCGTGAAGCATCCATTACTAAGAAACACGCTACGTTAGATTTATCTGAGGCATCGGACCGGGTCTCCCTGGCCTTGGTGCAGCGGATATTTCGTGGTAGTAGTATTCTCCATTACTTGGAGGATTCTCGTTCTCTTAGTGCCACGCTACCGAACGGTGACAATCTTGTGTTGTCTAAGTTCGCCTCTATGGGTTCAGCGACTTGCTTCCCAGTCGAGGCCTGTGTCTTTTATACCCTAATCATAAAGGGTGTGTTAGAACACTTAGGTAAGCGGCCATCAGTGCTAAACATCATGCGAATCTCACGTGATGTTAAGGTGTACGGTGATGACATAGTTGTCCCGTGCACCTGGCTCCAACCCGTTATCTTGTCACTAGAGTCCTATGGGCTCAAAGTGAACCGCGCAAAAACTTTTTCGGATTCACACTTCCGAGAGTCTTGCGGTGGGGATTACTATACTGGCGTTGACGTGAAGCCAACGTACATACGGGTTCCCATTCCGGTAGATAACAACTGGGCTGCCGAGGAACTTAGCAGTTTATGCTCGACTTCGAACCAATTCTACATGAACGGTTTGTGGTCAACGTGTCGGCTGTTACGAGATTGGATGAAGTCTTTTCCAATCCCTGTCCTTAGTAGTAAGGAGGTTGATATTACAGACCGCGATCGTCGAGAGATCCTCCTCGTTGGAGGTGACGTCGATGTTTGTTATAAGTCTGTGATCCCTCAATTTCCGATGAAGAAGTGGAGTAAAGACCTTCAACAGCCTGTCTGCCGGATTCTGTCCGTTAGACTCAAGGCCAAGGAGGACGATATTACACATTCTTTGTCGGCTAGCCTTATGAAGGCATTGCCCGTGATCGGCATCGCTGATCACGTGCTTTGTCTAACATCCAGTGGAAGGTCCGGCGCCCTTACGTTAAAGCGTCGGTGGATGCCTATGACAAAGGCATGGCTAGACTAGCGGAAGCTAGCTAGTTGGCGGAGATGGTGACCATCTTAGGTCTTCGGACTTAGGAGATGCACACGCTGTGCATCTCCGCC